TTTGGGTTCGCGATGATCGCCTGCGCGAGCATCTTCTGCGGCCAGTAAGCCGCATACGCGCCCATCATGCGCGACCAGTGCGTCGCGAGCTGGACGCCGTTGCCGTCGAGATCCTCAAGCTGCTCCTTCTTGAGCTTGAGGCCCGCGGCCGCGTTGAGGTTCTCGAACTCGGTCGTCTGCATCGCGAGATCCTCGAAAGAGACCTCGCCGCCTCCCTTGGAGGTCCGCTCGATCTTCGCCGTGTCGAGGAGCCAGTTGATCCGCTCCTTCTTCGCGCCGCTCGGCATGCGCTTGGCGATCTTCGTCCACCAGAGCGAGCGCGTCAGGCGCTCATACTCTCGCGACGTGATGAGGCGGAGATTGCTCTCGAGGTCGTACAGAAACGATGGGGTCAACGCGGGCATGTTGGATTTTCCTTTTCGTCTTTTGGGAGCGCGCGGCGTCCCTCTAACGCCCTAAGCCCCGCGGCTCGTGACCGCGGGGCCGGGCTTGGGTTATGAGAAGAGCGATCAGCCGCCCGCGACCGTCGCGACGAGAACGGGGATGCACACGAAGCCGGCGCCGGCTCCGTACGTGTCCGCGATTTTCTCGTAGGTGATCGTGTCGCCCGACACCATGACGAGCGCTTGACGCTCGACCAGCGTGTCGACATGGGGCCCGATCGTGCCCGGCTTGACGCCGGTCGTGCCGAGCACCGCGGTCAACTCGCCGGCTGCGCCGCCGAGCAAGTCGCCCGCCGTGTTGTATCCGGTCTGGCTCGATGCGATTCCGATCGACGCGCTCGATCCGCCGGTCCATCCGGTCGTGACTTCCCAGAACGGCTCGGCCGCGAGCTTGACCGCCATGCCGGCCGGGATCTCGCAGATCTCCTGACCGTCCGACATGGTGTGATCGATCGGAAGCTTCATCACGAAGCTCTTGTCCGCGCGGAGCCACATGCCGGTCCCGCTCGTCGGCGCGATCGCGAGTTCGTCGGCGCCGTCGGCTTCGACGATGCTCGCGGCAACGAATCGCCACATCGACCCGTCGGTCTTCACGAGCACGAGCTGCCCGTCGTACCGAGACGTCGCGCCGACGCCCTTGAGCGCCGCGCGCGATGCGACCGCGCCGCCAGCGACGCCGCCGCCGGTTGGGCCCATGACTGCCGCGCCCGCTTGCACGAGAACGCCGTCGAGCGTGCTGATCGCGAAGACGCGACCCGCAATCGATCGACCAGTCGAGAGCGTCGAGACCGTCTTGCCGTCCTTGAGGTAGACCTCATTTCCGACGTCGCTGGTCTGCACGTCGTTCGGGCTGTCGTCGTTGTCGAGCCAGTGAAGGCGAAGCTCCTGGAAGAGCTTGATCGACGTCTTCGTGGTCCCGTCGCCCGTGAGCGATTCGGTGAAGTAGCCGATCGGGATCAGCGTCGTCGACGTGCCGCCGACGGTCACAATCCCGGTCGAGGTGTCGAGGCAAGCGACCTCGCCCTTGACCGCGACCGCCGCGCTCGTGAGCACGAACTCGAGATAACCCGCGTCCTTTTCCTTCGTCATTCGTTCCGTCATGGTCTCAACCTTTTTCGATTCGCCGCTTCGGGCGCCCTAGAGTCGTTGTCGCGTTTGGTTTGCTGCGCCGCTCGTTACCGAGCGCCCTTGTCGTCGGTCTTCACCGGCATGAACTCGCCGAGGATCAAGCGGTTGCCGTCGGCGCGAACGCCGGGCTTCTCGTCGACGAGACCCATCGCGCGATCGAGCGCGAGCTTCTCCGCGGGCGGGAGGTGCGACGCTTCGCCGTCGCCTTGTCCGTCGCCGCGAGTGCCGATCGCGGAGATCGCGGCCGCCGGCTTGCGAGCCGGACCGCGGGGCCACGTCTTCACCGCGCCGCGCACCGTTTCGATCGAAGCATTCGCGAGCGTCGCGAGAACCTCTTGGCTGAAGTCGGGACGCGTGGCGAGAAGCTCGCGGCGCTCCGAGACTTCGGCGGCCTTGGCTTGCGCCGCCTCGAAGGACTCGACCTTGGCGATCGCGCGAGCGGCCATCGCCTTCGCGTCCTCGTCCTTCTTCGGAGGCATCGCGGGCGCGTCGCCCTCGGCCTTCGCGTCTTCCTTCTTCGGCTCGTCGCTGCCGTCGCCGTCCGAGTCGTCCGCCTTCGCGTCTTCCTTCTTCGGTTCCGGCTTGTCGCTGTCGCCGTCCGAATCTTCGGCGAGCTCGGCTTGAAGCATGCGCTTCGCCTTCTTCGCCTCTTCGGCGTCGTCGCTCTCGGCGGCCTTGCGAAGTCCTGCGATCGCGTCTTCGTATAGCTTGCTCATTTTCTTTTCTCCGTTGGCCGCTTGGGCCGAGCCATCTTTCGCGGGAACCGATCCGGTCGCCGCCGTTGTCATGAGGTCGTCGAGCGTTGCCACTTCGTCGACTAGACCTTGCGCGAGCGCGTCGTTTCCGATGAACGTTCCCGCCTCGAGCGCGCGCACCTGCTCGACGCTCATTCCGTTTCGGAACGCCGCAACGTGCTTGAAGAAGATCTGGGCGAGGTAGTCGACCTGCTTTTGCGTCGCCGCGGCCGCTCCGTCGCTGATCGGAACGTGGATGTTTCCGTCCGCCTTGCGAGCGCCCGACGTGATGATCTTGAACGCGATCCCGTTGCGCGCGTCGGCGGCCGATACGTCGACCATTTCCGCGACGACGCCAACCGAGCCGACGTTGCCCGTCTCCGGTGATGCGATGTGCCGAGCGGCTGCGGCGAGCGCGTAAGCCGCGCTCTGCGCCGCGCCGTCCACGTACGCGAAGAGAGCAACCCCCGCCGCGTCGCACATTGAGCGGATCGCGCGTGCCGTCTCGAAGACGCCCGACACCAGTCCGCCTGGAGAGTCGATCACGAGCACGACGGACGACGGCTTCTTCTCGATCGCCTCGGCTACGCGGGCCTTGATCCCGTCGTACGAATCGAAGCAGCCCCACGAGTCCGCGTGATGAAGAAGCGGACCGCGCACCGTGATCCGCGCGACGCCTTCAACGACATCGACGGCCGGCTCTTCCGCGAGCGCGAACATGAGCCCGAACGCTTTCGGGTCGAGCGCAAGCGCGCCCTTCGGGCGGAACTCGCGCGGCTCTTTCTTCGACCACGCCATCACGCGGCCTCTTTCACGAGAGAGAGGCGCGGCTTTTTGTCGGCCTCGGCGTCGACGACTTCGTTCGGCGCGACGACCGGGATCCCGAACTGGACGCACAGCGCGTCGACGTCGAGAACCTTTCCGCTCGCGCTGAGCGTGTCGCGGAGCGTCGTGATCGCGGTCGCCGCTTGAACCATCGCGGTCGCTTCGGTGCTCTGGTCCTTCGCGGGCTTCGTGTCCCATTGCACGATCGCGCCGTTGTCGAGAGCTTCTTCTCCGAAGCGCTCAAGGATGAACGGCGGGAGCCCTTGCGTGTTGAGCGTGTACGCGAGAGCGTCCGCGGTCGCCTGGATCAGGTCCGAGCGAATGCTCTTGTGAATGTCGGCGTTGCTGAAGCCCGCGCCGCCGTCGGTCGTGACCGTTTGGCCAGCGAGCGCGATCGTCATCTCGTTGTTTTGGTCCTTGATCGTTTGGTTGAACGAATCCCAGCCGCGGCCGTTGCTCTCGAGGAGCCGCACGTCGTAACCCGGCTTCATTCCGAAGACGGTGTTGACGCCCCACGCCATCACGCGGCGGAACCAGTTCTCTTGCTGCTCTTCGGTCGCGCCCTGCGGAGCCACGGCGACGCGTGCGGGATTGGCTAACTTCGCCTCCCAATTGTCCTTGTGCATGTTCGCGTGCTCTTTGCGGATCCACGCCCGACCAAGCGCGCGCCAGAGCCCGTGCTGCCACGGCGCATTGCGTCCGCCCGGCACATGCAAGATCCATCGACCGTCTCCCGGTGTGATCGGGATCAGTCCCGCGATGGATCGGAAATACCAGCGGTTCTCATTCCAGCGGTAGATCAGAAATTCCGGATCGAGGCGGACGAGCACTGGGTAATCGCGCCCCTCGACCTTCACGAGCTCCGCGACGCCGACGCCGAGCGTTACCCCGTCGGACGCGAGTAACGCGATCTCCGCGGGCGGAAACATTTCATCGAAGACGCTTCGCGACAGCTCGTGACCTTGCTCGAGCGCGGCGACGATGCGTTGGTCGCCTCGGAATCTCTTCGGCAGACGCACAAGCCCATCGGTGCGCGTCGAGAGCACGCCCGCGAGCACGCCGTCTTTTCGCATCGCGCGAATGAGCTGCGCAGCCGACGCGAGCCACCCCGTGTCGGATGCGTGCTCAGCCGCTTCGAGGTCGGAGAGGTACCAGCGGGTTTTGCTCGAGGGCGCGGTCTGGAGTTGACCGCCGAACGCAGCGCGGACCTCTTCGACGGAATAGTCGTCGAGACTCGGAAGCGGCGACGGAGGCAGCGCATACGCACTGATCCCCATGAGGGCCGCAACTCGCTGGACGAATCCCACGCCCGAGCCATGGCACGGTCCGGACGTGTTCGGACTGGACTACGCCCGACGTCTCGCGCGCGTTTTTGAAAAGTCGGGCAACGCCCATCCGTCGGATCTGATTCCGTAGTTGCTTTCGAGCAGTTGCCGGGCCGACGGCGACGGCACACACGCGCCGGTTGCCCACGAAGAAACTGCGGACCTCGACACGCGACAACGCGCCGCCACGAACGCACCCGTCGTGCGTTGAAGGATCGCGACGAGCGAGCGCCTGCCCGGCGTCATCTTTTGTAATACCGATTGAGCAGACGCAGCTGTTCTCGCGAAAGGGTAACCACCACCGGTTTGCGCAATCGCCTCGCGTCCGCCCGGGCCTGCTTCTTCTCGGCGGCCTCGCGTTCCTTCGCGCGCCTGCGCTCGGTGCGCATCGCCCGCGCCCAGCTTCTTTCGTCTGCTCTTGCCGCAGCGAGCCGCTTCTTCTTGCTGGCCACGCTACGCCGAGATTTCGCGCGCCGTTTGAGTTCCGAGATCAACAGTTCGCGGATCGTCCACGCTCGCGACTTCGTTCCTCGCACAGCGTCGATCCCCGCGATCACAGCCCCAGAGAGACGCAGCGCAACTCGCTTTTCGGCCGGCTTCTTCTTTGCCATCTATCGATTCTCCCATGTCGCCGCGCCAGCGTACGGATCGATTGCTGGCGCGTCGTATCCGTCGCGCTCGTGTGCCTTAGTTTCCGCGAGATCCTTCGCTGCGCCGGGCGCGTTTTCTCGAAGGGAGAGCGGCTCCCACACGGAGAGGGCGAGCGCGTCGTAACGATCCGGCGAGCGCCCGAGCTTCTTCTTCACATCCGGCTTTGGCGTGAGCTTCAAGCGCCCATCGGCTTGCTGCTTCCATTCCCACTCATGGAGCTCCGCCTCGAGCTTCGTGTCTTCGAGGATCGCTCCGCCGTCGCGGATCCACGCTTCGAGGTTCGCCGCGAGTTCGTCACGCATGCGCGCATATATAAACGGCTGTCGCATCGCTCGATCCGACGCGCGCACACCCACAAGCTCAAAGGCGCCAGCGTGCATCTCCGCGTAGTTGCGCAAGAGCCCGTAGAGGCTCGAGCCGATAGAGCCTTCGCGATCGACGACGACGACCGGCGTCTCACGCGGGAGCTTGTGCTTCGCGAGGAGCCCGAGAAGGTGCACGAGGTGCGCTTCGTCCGTCAGTCCGCGCATCGGAACGATCGCGAGTTGCTTGAGCCCTCGTCGCGTCGAGAAAACGGTCTCGTCGCCGCTGCCCGTCGGGCCGGCGGGATCGAGACCGACGAAAAGACGCCCGCTCTCCGGCGTCTCGTGCCAGCGCTGTTGGGCCTGCGCGATCGCATGCACGGAGAAAATGCGCCCGTCCTCGTGTAGCGCGTGCTCGCCCTTGATCCGGATCTTGTATAGCGCCGACTCCTCGCCGTACTCCTCGCGCTTCAGCTCGATCCATTCGCGCTCAGCAAGGCCCGGGATCGAGTTCGTTCCGCTCACCGCGTTGGGCGTCTCTTCGCTCGAGACCGTGATCGTTTTGTAGAAGCTCTTCTTCCCGTGGAACGCCTCGAAGAACTCGCCGCTCGTGCGCGTTGGATTCGAGAACATGACAATCCGTGCGCCGCCCGCGCGATTGCCTTCGATCGCCTCGAAGATCTCGTCCGGTACGCCGCTCGCTTCGTCGACGAGATACAGCAAGTTGCGCCCGCTGATCCCGGCGACGGCCTCCGCCTCGCGCGCCGTGAAGCCGACGACCTCGCGGAAGTCGTCGGACTTGAGGCCCGTCCTCGCGAGCTCGCCGATCTCGCCGTCGATCGTCGCCGAATGCGGGCACGGGCGCTTGATCCTTCTGCCGTCCGGGTCTTCGAGCTTGCACGCAACACAACGTCCGCCGCGCGCGCGCATCATTCGCAGTTCGCGCCAAAGGATCTGGTCGACCTGGCGCGCCGTCGTCGAAGACATGATCGCGCGCGCGTCGGGGAAAGAACAGTAGTACCAGAGCGCGAGGCCCGCGGCGACGTTCGACTTGCCGATCTTGTGGCCGCTGCGAACCGCGACGCGCGGATTGTCCCGCACAGCCTCCAGGATCTCGACCTGGCGAGACCAGGGCTCGAGCCCGAGGATCTCGCGGAAGAACGCAACGGGGTCCGCGCGGTATCGCGTCGACGGGAAGCGGATCTCTGTTGCCGCGGCGAGCATCTCGCGAACGGCCGCGAGGAGATCTGACTCGAACGTGACCGGAGCCGAGATCGCCTTCACCCGCTTCTGCTCGCGCTCGGCAATCGTGATCGTCGCCACGGATCAACCCGCCTCAGCTTCAAGGATCGCAAGCTCGATCTTTCGCAGCGCCGCCGTGTCGCCCGCGAACTGCTCGAGGAGGTGACGCTTGATCCGCTTCCACTTCGGGTGCTCCGTGACGACCTTTGCCTCGAACATGGCGCGCTCACGCTCGAGGCGCTCACGCTCGAACACCGCGCGCTCCTGCTCGCGCTCGATCCGCGCGCGCGTTGCGAGTAGGCGCATCTCCGACTCCGCAAGGCGCGCCTTCTGGGCGATCGAAAGGTCCGCGGTACGCTCCCGCCGGACCTCGCCGATCAGCCGATCAACGTCCGCGATCGTGCCCGGCGCGGCGCTCGCCGCCTCCTCGACGACTTCATCTTCGGCCTCGTCTTCTTCGTCAGCTTCAGTCTTCGGCCGCATGTCCCACGCCCGCGGGTCGATCCCGTAGGCCTCGCGGAGAACGTCGCGCGTCGTCGGCCCCGGCGTCTTCGCGCCCGTCCGCCAGCGGTGAGCGATCGGCTTCGAAACGCCCACGCGTCGGGCAATCTCCGCCGACGTTTCGGACACTTCGAGCAGAAGCCGCTGGCCTTCGGACACGAGCGAAGTCATCCGTGTTGCCCTTTACTTTCGGGCGGAGAGGGCGCGCCCGGTTCGGCGAAACGAC